CTTTTACCAGAATAATTGAGAAGGATGACGCAGGCCTAATCACCTACAAAAGGTAGACTTGCATTTTCATTATCAAGTAGTTATATTGTAAGCAGATAAATCTAAATAATATGCAAATTGAGTTAAGCCCTATTACTGGCGTTCTACTAGGTGTGAATTACGCCTACTATGACCCTACAGATGAGTTGGATGGGCTTAACCTACTTCAGATATGCTGCGGCCTTTTTGTTATGAACATAACATGGGCAGGATAGAAAGATTTTACAGGAAGAACTTTAAACGCCTAACAGGCTTTATTAAAGAGTATACTGATGGCAGTTATAGCGTAGCTGGCGATATAGTACAAATGGTTTTCCTGCGCCTACTTGAAATGGAGGCAGAGGGCAGGATAAACTTTTACGATGAGGAGGACAGCCTCAATTTCTTTTATGTGTACCGCAGCTGTATCAACACAGCACTTAAATACCAAAGGGCCAAACGCAAGGTCAATAAAGTTAGCCTTGATGATTTAGACTTTGACTTTCTGGAAGAGGCAGGGTTACCTGAAGAACGACAGGCAATGGAGCGCTTACTAGATTACATGGAGCAGGAGATGGATGACTTTCATTGGTATGATGCCAAGATGATGAGAATACATATGGAGGGCACCAGTATGAATAAAATACACAGAGAGACAAGTATAGGTTTAACAAGCATTAAGAACACTATAAAGAATGGCAAAGCAAGAATCCACGACAGACTCAGGGAAGATTGGGAAGACTACTCCAACGGAGACTACAACCAAATCTAAAAAAAGGGGCCGCCCAAAAGGCAGCAAGAATAAGCCTAAGGGATTGGGTGATACTATTGAACAGATAACTACAGCTACTGGAATTAAGAAGGTAGTTAAAGCTGTAGTAGGTGAGGATTGTGGTTGTGATGCTAGAAAAGAAATGCTTAACAAGCTGTTCCCATACAGCAGGACTCCTGAGTGCTTAGAGGAGGATGAGATAGCTTATTTGTCCAGTGGCGTGCTGCGTAAAAGCACACTTAAACACGAGGAAAGAGAGCGCATTGCGCAAATACACGCTAGAGTGTTTCATCACAAGTTTGATGTCCCCTGCACTTGCAGCCCTAAGATATGGTTACAATGGATGCGCCAATTACAAGAGTTGTTAGATGCAACTGCGTAACTACCTAAAAGATAAACGCAAGTTAACAGAGAGCCGCACGGCTGTATGTGTTGATGTGGGTAAGACAGGTGAGGCGCTGTTTAAAGAGTTAACAGGTGCGCTTAAGTCTAACCTAGCTGATGATAAGAAGCACATTGACTTTTATTGGGGCGATATGAAGGTAGATGTCAAGGGCCTTAAAAAGATGCACTACACAGGCTACATACTCCTAGAGTTTGTGAATGTATGGGGTGGTGATGGCTGGTGCAGTAAAAAAAGCAAGGCTGAATATATAGCCTTCCAGTTTCCAGATGCCTTTTATATATTTAGAAAGAAGCACCTAAGGTTGCGTGCTTTAGATATGTGTGAGGTGTATAGCCCTGAGGTTGTAACTAGAAAAAACTACATACCCTATGATGATGGGTTGTACAAATGGCTAGGCAGGTGGAATGCGCAGGATGTGTTCACTTATTTAAAGTTTAGCGATGTTGAGGATTTGATATTTGAAGTGCTACCATATAAAATAAAAGAGGAATGATACTTATACTATTTGGCATAGGCTTGGGCTTTGCCCTTAACCAGAACAGACAGATACAGAGGCGTTTAGATAATGTAGAGGAGTTTCTGCATCAAAAGTTTTTTGAGGAGGAGGAGTAGTTATTTACAAAATTGTTTATATTAGCACCATAAACAATGAGCAATGAAACTATTAAATGAAACTGATGCCCTTGCAGTTATAGGCGGTTCAAGCCTAAAGGGAGAGATTGGTGGCTTTACTTACAGCCGCCTTGTAGAAGTATTAGGGGAACCAACTTTCCCTGAGGCCAGTGATGATGGCAAAGTTCAAAAGGAGTGGGTGTTCACCTACGAGGGTAATGTGTTTACTATTTACGATTGGAAGACTTATGATGAGGAGTATACCACTACAAGGCTGTACAGCTGGAATGTAGGTGGCCACTCAGCGGCATATGATTTTATTTTAGCAGTAACAGAAAAACTAGAGCAATGAAAAAGATTGATTGGAACAAAGTAGCGGTAGTAGCATTTTTGCAGACTATGGTAATTTTAGGGATGGTTGCTATGATAGCAGTATTTGAGTTAGTAGAAATTTTAACCTGTGTGCAATGTTGATGCTTGATGGAACGGATTACGATAGAGATTGGTTAGTCCAGAAAGCTGTAGATGACAGCTTTTATTACGGCCCACTAAACAAGTTGGCCCACAGCAGTAGCAGTTTAAAGATGCTACTTGATAGCCCAAAGACTTACCACAATGTAATGAAGTACGGCAAAGAGGAAAGCAGCCCAGCGCTGCTAATGGGCAGGGTGATACACACCATGATACTAGAGCCTGAAAAGTTTGATGATATTTTTGAGGTGGTAGAGGTAGCTAGTAAAAACACAAAGGCTTTTAAGGAGGCCCAGTTAGATAACCCTAAGACCTGCATTACTAGAAAGGATATGCAGGCAGGCGAGCGTATGGCTGATGCTTTCTTCAGGAACGAATTAGCGATGCAGTATATGCAGGGCAGTGAGTTTGAGTTGCCGCAGGTAGATGTGTTAGGGGGCTTTCCTTTTAGAGGTAAGGCAGATATAAAGACACCTACTGGAATAGCTGATATTAAGACAACAACAGATTTAAAGGCATTTAAGTATAGTGCAGATAAGTATGGTTATGATTTACAAGCATACATTTACTGCAACCTGTTTAAGGTTAGCTACAAAGACTTTACATTTATTGCACTGGACAAAAGCAGTACAGATGTAGGCATCTATACAATTAGTGAGGACTTTTACAAAAGGGGTGAGGCTAAGTTTAACAGGGCCATTGCATTGTACAGAGACTTTTTTATAAAGGGCCAAGACTTAGATACTTACACGATAGTAGGCGAGTTGTGAAAAAGCACACAAAAGTATATATGAAGCACTTTAATTATGTGCTTGATGACTTTATACCCTGCGAGGTGTGTGGTAGTAGGGCTGTAGATATACACCACATTGAGAACAGAGGTTCTGGTGGTAGTAACAGCAAAGATGTAATAGAAAACTTAATGGCCGTATGTCGGCCCTGCCACCTGAAATATGGCGATGTGCCAAATAGAGTAGAGTGGCTTAAAACAATACATAAGAATAAGATAGATGGACATAGTAGTTATTGACCAACAGATGATGCTGCAAAGCCTTTGGAAGCAATTAAAGGAGCAGGAAGGCATTACAGATAATAGGCAGCGAGGTAATGTAATATGGAAACACGCATTTAGTGTAGCGGTTATAGAGCAAACCAGCTTATCGCTGCAGCGCATAGGACAGATAATAAACAAGAATCACGCAACCATTATACACGCTAAGAAGCAACACGAGAGCAATTACGCTTACGATACTAAGTACAGGATGTGCTATGAGCGCATTAGCGATTCTATAGCTAACATTGTTGATGAGTATGATGTAGAGGTAAAGAAAGCCATGCGTGCTAGAAGCACTATTGTTAACCCTAGTTTAGATAGATTAGAGGAGGAATGGGAAAAGAAGCTACAGCGCCAGCAGCGCAAATTTAGTGAGCAGCATGCTGATTTAGAAAAAAAGTATATTGCAGTAAGCAAAGCCCTTAAGTTGCAAACCAAGAGGGCTGAGGAATTAAACATAGAATGTCTAAGATTAAAGAATTTATTATGAGCAAGATGAACCAATTTTTACGCATAGCAAATGCGAGATTAAGAAAGGTGTACCCTAACAAGATGCAGAGAAGGGCTTGGGCTGCTAATATGTGGCGCAGGTATATTGAGAGGAAGAACATAGAACACGACCTTTAACACCAACGAAAAATAGGCGCACACATATAAAAGTAGGCGCAAACCTTTAACACCAAAGAGAGATGAAAGACACAGACAAGCTATTAGCAATGATGGAAGCCCTGAATGAGTTAGCGAAGGATAGGTTGCTAGACTTAATGCAAAGAGATTTAAAAGATAACGGCATAGAGGCCGACTAATGGATTACAATAACGACTTTAAATACGACTTAGCCTTAGGGCAATTAGGTGAGGGGTGGCTAGGCCACCTACTCTCCAGTAAGACAATTGAGGTTAAGTTTGATTTTGGCTGTTACCGAACAGGTAACTTTTACATAGAGTATGAGTCTAGGGGTAAGCTAAGTGGCTTGGCTACCACACAGGCCGACTACTGGTTTCTAATTGCAGCAAGTGAAAAAGGCCAGCGCCTTAAAACTGATATGACTAATGTTGATGGCAGTGATGTGCTGCACGCAATACTAATACCAACTGCCCGCCTTAAGCAGTTATGTAAAACAAACTACTACAGGCTAGGTGTAGCAGGAGGCGATAACAATACATCTGTAGGAATACTAATAAAAGCTAAAGACTTATTATAATGGAGGAAAGTAAAAGCAGTACAATTCTGGTAAACAGAAACAACCTTGAGATGTTTATTGCCATTCTAACGCAGGTACACCTGCGAGGGCAACTGGCAGCAGATGAGCAAGCATTCTTAAAGAAGTTTGTAGAGTTACCAGAAGCGCCTACAACACCTAATAGGAGCCAAAGGCGTTTGAATCAAAAGTTAATTCGTGATATCTTTAGAGAGGAAGCATTAAAAGCAAAAGAAAAAAAGTAGGTTTTATAATTATGGAAAGAGTAGATATTAGGCAGATACGCCCAAACCCTGACAACCCAAGAGTAATAAAGGATGGCAAGTTCCAGAAGCTTGTCAAGAGTATTACCGAATTACCACAGATGCTAGAGTTGCGCCCTGTTGTAGTTAATAGAGATATGATAGTGCTAGGTGGCAACATGAGACTTAAGGCTTGTGAGGCTGCAGGCCTAACAGAGGTGCCAGTTATTTTTGCTGAGAACCTAACGCCTGAGCAAGAGCGTGAGTTTATTATAAAGGATAACAGCAGCTTTGGCGAGTGGGATTGGGACTTACTAGCTAATGAGTGGGATGTAGACCAGCTTCAGGAATGGGGTATGGATATAGGCGGCTTTGATTTAAGCCCTGATGAGTTTGATGAAAGCTTTGAGTTGCCTGATGGGGATAAAAGCCCTTTCCAGCAGATGACATTTACAATGGCAGATGAGCAGCAAACGATTATTAAAAATGCTATTGATGATATTAAGAAAACAGAGGAGTACAAGTATGTAGAAACCTTTGGTAATGAGAACAGCAATGGTAACGCACTTTACTTAATAGTATCACAATGGGCAGAGCAAAAGAAATAAAGGTTAAGGTAATACCTCCAAAGGTAGCTAACGCCTTTGTAAAGAAACACCACTACTCAGGTAAGGTAGTGCCAAATAGTAAGCTCCACTTTGGGGCTTTTCTTGATGGGAAGCTACACGGAGT